TTTAGCGCACAAGCTGCCATGAGTTAATTCTCAGGCGGCTTTTTTTTTGTTATTAAAAAGGGGTAGTAAATGACATTACAAGACTCGACAGCAGGATTCGATAACACAGGCGAACTTGTTTCACAGAATGAGACAGCAGCCCCCTCGGCAGAGGAGACTCCAGTTTCATCAGAAGGACAACAACCCAGTATCGAATCACTACAAGAGCAAATGAATGAGATGCGGCAACAACTCGAAAAGAGTGATAAGGACTACTCCGCTCTTAATGGCCGATACAAAAAGGCTATGGAAGAGAAATCATCTACGGATGAGATCGCTGACTCGATTGCAGCTCTGACAGGGACAGTCAATGCTCTAATAAAGCATCAGGCTACCAACGATGAGCAAGTGTTAGTTGAGGAACTTGAAAAAGTTCAAAATGATACAGCTAACAGAAGTACGAGCAGATCATTCCAAAACGCATCTGACGAAATGGTTCGAGAGATAACTGGAACTATTGATGAGCTGGGACTCAACCTTGAACAATCCGAAGAACTCGGTGACTTCAGGGCTTTGTGGACTCCATCGTATCAAAACAAAGATATCTCAGGACTATATGCGGCATACGCTGAGTTTTTGAAAACCGCTAGACGGATTGAAAGAAGTAAGCGTGAAACTGAAGTTGAGGAAACTAAAAGGACAGCAGAGGAAAATAGGCTAAAACAAAACGAGGAACTTGGTATAAACGACCTGGATTCAGGTGTGGGTATGCCAGTATCTCCAAACGGCCAATCTCTACTTACTAAAATTGGAAATTCTGAATCTTCAGCTACTAGAGACGAAATAAGAAAAGCTGCGGAAGAAATGCGAAAGCTAGGACTCCGCATATAAATTTAGGAGAATGACATGGCAGTTGGACAAACTATAACTGATTCTCTTTCCAACTCGATTCCCACAATTATAGCTTCAGCTCGAATTGTGAGAGAGTTCGCAGGAGTAATGCCTAACCTTGTGGATAGGCAAAGATTAGATGAAAACACAGGAACTACTTGGAACGAGGTTAGCATGGCTAAACTTTCAGCTCAGGCAGTTACTGAAAGCACTGAACTCGACAACCCACAACAAATGGATGACACATTATTTAGTATTACTCCCACAGTAATTGGCGTACATACAATCATTACTGACAGGGTTGCATTACGAATTAGTGCAAACGCATACAGTCAGACAGGTTCATTGGCCCAAAATGCCATTGAAAGAAAGAAGGATCAAGACGGACTTACAGCTATTGATGGAGCTTCCAACACAATGGGAACTGGTGGTGCAGCGTTAGATACTTCACTTATAGCACACGCTGCATATCGAATAACATCAAATGCAACAGAGCCTGCCCCAGCAGATATGCCTATTCATGGTGTATTTCATGGCTTCCAATTAGCAGACATCGATGACCAACTAACAACACCAGGTATCACTGTTGTGTCGTCAGGGGCTATAGCAGAAGCACAAGGCGGTGCTCCTTTAACAAACGGCATTGCCGCTGATGCGTTCCAAAACAGATACAGAGGAATGATTGGTGGAGCAAAACTTTATGAAGACGGAAACATCACTATTGATTCTTCTAGTGATGATGCTAAAGGTGGAGTTTTCTCTCAAGCAGGATTAGTTCTTGTAGAGGGCCGATCACCATACGTTGAAACAAAGCGAATGCCAGAGTTGGGTGGTGGTGCTACAGGGATGTTTATATTCGACGAGTACGCATATGGGGAAAGAAGTTCTGGAAATTGGGTGGTAGAAATTATTTCAGACGCATCTACACCAGCAGGATAAATGAACGACAGAAGAAGGATTTGGTCAGAGAAACATGGGCCAATTCCAAAGGGGTGGGTCGTTCATAACATGAACGGCAATATGGGGGATAACAGGCTAGAGAACCTGGCTTGTATCCCTCGTAAAACAGGACACATAAATGAAGTGATCGCTCCCTATAGGAAGCGAATCAAAAAATTAGAGCTAAAGCTCGAGGAGAAATAGATGGCTACAGTATTAGGAGCAAACGGAAGAATTGAAATGTTTGAAGACTTTCTTGCAGGCGAAGACATTGTTGCTAACACAGCAGTGGGCAGGTCATTTGGTGGTTCAGGATTCAGAGTAATAGGACAGGGGTCTGAAGATACAGACTCAGGTATTACTGTTTTAGAATCTGATGGCCTTAATGGAGTCGGAGATTTTACTACTACCAACGAAGTAGATCACACCATTGCCCTTGCAACAGGAAAGGTATTTGATGTAGGGAAAATGGGAACAATAGTAGCTGAAATTAGAGTGCAATTTGCTGATCTTGATACCAAAGAATTTTATTTTGGGTTTACCGATGTTAATGGAGATACAGCAATACTAGAAGGCGAAAATGTCAGTGCGAATGCTTCTGACGCTTTATTAGTCGACCTTCATGCATCTGACTTATGTGGATTTTTTCTGTCTGCTGAACTAACAGATGATGAGGATTGGCACATGGTATACAACGGAGGCACAACTACTGGGGAAACAACAGCAGCAAGTATTGATGCTGATGATGATGCAGTAGCTGGAGAGTTTCAGGTACTTCGTTTAGAAATTGCTAATAACGGCACAGCAAGATGGTACATAGATGGGGTTCTAAAGCAGACAAAAACAGGGGCTATTTCTACAAGCACAGATGTTGCTCTTATCGCTATGCTAGAGGCAAAAACTGCTGCTATTGAACACGCCTACGTTGACTACATATCTGTATCAGCAAGCCGAGACTGGACAGTCTAGGAGAGTAAATGGTTTCTAGGATTGAATTAACTCAAGCCGAAATCAGTGGAAATGAGCGTTGCTATTACTTAGCTGAGTTCAATAGGAACGCTCATGACTACTCAGGTTCTCGTAGATATCAAACTATTACTGTTATTCGTAATGACAGAAAAATGAAATTTGAAAGAGACTTGGGTGATGCCAGATTGTTCGGTGAGCAATTTCAATTAATCTGCGGAGTTCCAAATAGTAAAGGTGGTGGTGAAGCACTATATACAGTAGACGAGGCTTTAAGAATGGCTGAAACCATGAATTTAATGCCTCCATCAAAACCAAATAGAAAACCAAAAGACTGGAACAAAATCTATTGGGACAACCTAGAAGAGAAACAAAAATGGAAACGAGGGGTCAGTGTATTTGGCCCTAAGTTTAAAAAGGAGAGAACTTAATGGTAGATCAAGTTGAATCTATGGAAGAACTTATGCGAGATGCTGAAATAGCAGAAGAACCTGGAGACTTGAAGCAAGGTTCGACTGTAGCAAGTACCAGTAATGGAATGACTATGACAGCAGCAGAATTGCAAAGTGCTGGGTATGTCTACGTTTACGATACACAAACTGGTGACAGATCAACAATAAACAGGAATATGTTGCCTGGAGTTCTACAAAAAAGACGAGATGACGGAAGTTATTTTTTCTCCACAAAAATCCCTAACATTGAAATTCATCAAGGGACAATTAAATGTGTCTTACATCCTGATGACGAAAACAGGAAAAAATATGATTCATTTGGATTCATTACCTGTAATAAATCAAATTTCAGGACAATATTAGATCGTGACATACATTTACGAAATAGACACAAAAGAGCTTTTGCAACCTTACAAACTGAAGAAGCAAGAGAGCAGAAAGAAATCGAAAGGCTTGAAAGGCAGATGTTGACTAAAACTCTTAATGAGATGAATCAACCGAAACCTACTACAAAAAATAATACTGGAGGCAAGAATGGCGAATAAGAATTTTTCACCAATCCCTAATTCTCTTGTCACTCAAACTGTTACGAATACTGCAGGCGGAATATCTGCAGGAAGTATACCTGCAGGTGCTAGGTACGCTGAAGGATATGTGCGTACTGCAAGTATTGTGGAGACACGAGATCAAACTACACCTACAGCTTCTAAAGGAAATCAGTGGGATGCTGGGGACATTATTTATTTACGATCAAGAGATGAGATCACAAGTTTTCAAGCAATAGAACAGGACACAGGAAGCACTGAAACTATTGACTGGCAATTCTTTAATATCTCGCCTGAATAATAGGAGAATATTATGGCATCAGGATTTGGGCCAGGATTAGCGAAAAGCTCGCAGCTTTCAGGAGCTGTAACAACAATAACGTCTTTATTAGCTACTGACATAGTTATAGGTGAAGACGCTCAAACAAAATTAGACTTTGAAACTGCAAATGAAATTCATTTTGATGCAGACAATGCAGAAATTGCAAAGATAGATACCAATGGTTTGACTATATCTGATGCGAAAACCATATCTCTTGGAGATCAAGGACAACTTATTATTGGAGATGATGCTCCAGGTACTGACCATACAGCTACAGGCGTAGTAATAACTATGACAGCCTTAGATGGGCTAGCTGTTGGTGAAGCCGTATACATAGACAGTAACGGAAAGTTAGATGAAAC